CTCGGCATCCCGCCGGCCATCGAGCCCCTGATCGGCCCGGCGATCGACGCGGTCCTGGGCTTCGAGGCCAAGACCCGCACCGACTGGCGCCTGGTGCCCGATGGCGACAAGTCCGGTGAGCCGGTGGCCAAGGCGCTGAACTTCAAGCTCAATCAGGCCGAGCGCGAAAGCGGCGCCGACAACGCCTGCTCCGATGCCTTCAAGCCGCAGGTGTGCGTGGGTCTCGGCTGGGTGGAAGTCAGCCGCGAAACCAACCCCTTCAAGTACCCGTACCGCTGCGAGGCGGTGCACCGCAATGAGATCTTCTGGGACTTCCTTTCCCGCAAGTACGACCTATCGGACGCCCGCTACCTGGTGCGCCGCCGCTGGACCGACACGACTCAGGCGGCGCTGAAGTTCCCGCACAAGAAGGAGCTGATCCTGAAGGTGGGCAACACCGGCAGCTGGTCCGACCAGTTCCAGTACGACGCCGATGGCGGCACCAGCACCGATCTCGCCATGGCCTGGCAGGACGAGCGCGGCTGGTCGATCGAGGAGCAGGAGTGGCGCGACGCGATCAAGGGCCGGGTGTGCCTGTTCGAGGTCTGGTATCGCCGCTGGGAGGAGATCGTCGTCATCAAGCTGCTCGATGGCCGGGTGGTGGAATACGACAAGAACAACCCGGTCCACACGGTCGCCGTGGCCGCCGGTGTCGGTAAGCCCGAGCGCGCCGTGGTGCCGCGCATGTTCCTGTCCTACTGGATGGGCCCGCACAAGCTGTACGACGGCCCGAGCCCGTACCGGCACGCCGACTTCCCCTACGTGCCTTTCTGGGGCAAGCGCGAGGACCGCACCGCGGTGCCGTACGGCAGCGTGCGCGGCATGATCTACCTGCAAGACAGCGTGAACAGCGCCATTGCGAAGATCCGCTGGGGCCTGTCGGCCACCCGCACCGAGCGCACCAAGGGCGCCGTCGCCATGACGGACGAGAAATTCCGCCAGCAGGTGGCGCGCCCGGACGCGGACATCATCCTGAACGCCGAGGCGATGGCGAAGCCGGGCGCGCGCTTCGAGGTGAAGCGCGACTTCCAGCTCACCGAGCAGCAATACAAGATGCTGGGCGACGCCCGCCAGGGCATCCAGCGCGCCAGCGGCATCACCGCCAGCTTCCAGGGCCAAACCGGCACTGCCCGCTCCGGCGTGCAGGAGAGCACGCAGATCGAGCAGACCACCCAGCAGCTGGCGGACATGATGGACAACTTCCGCCGCAGCCGCACCAAGGTGGGCGACCTGCTGCTGTCCCTCCTGATCGGCGACACGATCGGCAAGCAAAACGAGCGGGTCTACATCCGTTCGAACAACCCGACCATCAAGGACGAGGAGGTCGTGCTGAACGTGCCCCAGGTCGACGAGGTCACCGGCATGCCGTACCTGGACAACGACGTGGAGCGCATCCGCATGAAGGTGCAGCTGTCGGACGTGCCGACCACGCCGAGCTTTCGCGCGCAGCAGCTGCAGGCCATGTCGGAGGCCTTCAAGGCGATGCCGCCCGAGTACCAGGCCGTGGCGCTGCCGCACCTGCTGAACCTGATGGACCTGCCGAACAAGGAGGAGATCATCCAGGCCATCCAGGAAAGCCAGGGCCGCGAGACCCCGGAGCAGATCCAGACGCGCATCGACGAGGCGGTGCAAAAGGCGCTGGACCACGCGCAGTACGAGCTGAAGCACCGCGAGCTCGATCTGAAGTACAGCCCGGAGAAGATGCAGGCCGAGATCCGCAAGATCGTGGCCAGCACCGTGCTCGAGACCGTGCAGGCCTCATTTGCGGCGATGCAGGCCGGCAGCCAGCTCGCCATGAACCCGGCGATCGCACCGGTGGCCGACGCGATCATGCAGGCCGGCGGCTACACCCCGCCGACACCGGCCGGCGTGGATCCGAACTTCGATCAGCTGCCGATCGCGCAGGCCGGCGCCCCAGGCGCTCCCGCCCCGGGTGCGCAGGTGCCGCTCGTGGCCGGCACCGATCGCAACACCAGCCCGCAGTTCCCCGCGCATGCGGAGCAGGGCATGCAGGGCATCGAGACCGCCACACCGGCCGACAACCTGCAGTGACCCCCCCGTAGGGAATGCGTCACTTGCACTAGCTCGGCATATTCCGCCCCACAGCCCAGGACATGGGCTGCTGGGGCCGGAGTCCAGGCCAGCTGCAGCGACATGCAGCGTCTCCGGCCAACGAGCAACCCCTTCTTTGCGGCCACGGCGATATGTGGCGAAGGACCCAAGTGACCACGCAAGCCGAGTTTTTCCAGACGCACGCCGTAGACGGCCTGATCCCTGACAACCTGATGGCGGACTTCCTGAGTCTGCCTCCGGGCGATACCGCTCTCGTTCTCGAGGGCAGCAGCGCTTCGCCCAGCGCTGGCCAGGAAGTCAAGGACCCGACCGAAGGCGCCCCGACCGCGGCCACCACCGCTACCCCCGATCCCGCTCCGGCCGGCACCCCCACGGTGATCCTGGCAAAGGATGGTCAGCACACCATCCCCTTCGAGCGGCTGGAGGAAGCGCGCCGGTCTGCAGCCGAGGCGAAAGAGCGTGCCGATGCCGCCGCAGCGCAAGCCGCGGCGCTGGCCGAAGAGAACGCACGGCTGAAGGCTGCCGCCTCGAGCCCCGCACCAGCTCCTTCCACGTCGACCGCGGCCCCGGCCGAGCCGACCGAAGAGGGCAGTTTGTTCGGGGACTACTCGGACGACGCCATCAAGGCCGGGGTCGAGAAGCTGGTCGCAGGCCGCACTGCCGCCCTCGAGGCGCAGATCGCGGAAATGCGCCAGCAACTCACCCCGGTGCAGCAAGCCGCGCAGATCTCGGCCAACGAGGAGCACTGGCGCACGATCTACAACGCCCACCCCGACACCGATTCCCTGGTGGAGAGCGCCGAGCTCACCGCCTGGATCGGCACGCAGCCGTCTTTCGTCCAGGCCCAGTTCAACAAGGTCCTGGATGCCGGCACGGCCAAGGAGGTGGTGGAGCTCTTCGACGCCTACAAGCAAGCCACTGGAAAAGCCGGCACCCCCGCCGCCACGCCTGCAGCTCCGGCTGCGAGCGCGGCGGCCGCCGCTGCGGCGCGAGCCGCGGAGGCCATCGCCAACGCCCGTCAACCCGCGCCCACGAGCCTGTCGGAGATCCCGGCCGGCACGTCGGCGCACCACGACGAGGCCCAAGCGATGTTGGAAGCCTCACCGGAGGCAGTGCTGAACCGACTCGAGGGGCTGAGCCCCGCCGAGATCGAAAAGCGCCTGTCTCGAATCCTCTGACCACCCGCAAGGAGCCCTGAATGCCCGGTCCTACCAGCATCCCTTACGGCAGCCCGCAGGCCATCGTCCTGCAGTCCGCCGGCCTGTTCGCTGCCAACATGCAGCGCAACACCACCCTGAACCGCCTCACCGGCAAGCTGCCCCAGCAAGCCGACGCGGAAGCCACCATCCGCCGTCAGTCCAGCAACGAAATGCCGATCGTTCGCTGCATGGACCTGACCAAGATGGCCGGCGACGAGATCACCTTCGACCTGATCAACCCCATGGGCGGCGTGCCGATCATGGGCAGCGAAATGGCCGAAGGCAAAGGCCAGAAGATGAGCCTGTCGCAAGACCGGCTGCGCATCAACCAGGCCCGCTACCCGATCTCGGCCGGCGACACCATGACCCAGCAGCGCACCCCGCACGAGCTGCGTAAGCTCGCGCGCGCCCTGGGCCAGAACTACATGGACCGGCTGTCGGACCAGTTGATCCTGGTGCACCTGGCCGGCGCCCGCGGCTTCCAGAACAACATCGAGTGGGCGGTGCCGGTGCCCACGCACACGTCGTTCGCCTCGATCCTGGTCAACACGCTGCAGGCGCCGACCAAGAACCGCCACTGGATCTCCAACGGCTCCGGCATCGAGAAGGTCTCGGCCAGCGGCAACGAGATCCCGTTCGCGACGACCGACACCATGAACATGGACGTGGTCGACGCGATCCGCACGCTGGTCGACGGCATGCCGCTGCCGCCGCCCCCGGTGGTGTTCGAGGGCGACAAGATGGCCAGCGACTCGCCGCTGCGCGTGCTGCTGGTCTCGGCCGAGCAGTACACGTCGTTCCTGCAGTCGACGGGCTTCCGCACGCTGCAGGCCAACGCGATGGCGCGCGCCAGCCAGGCGGGCAACAACCCCCTGTTCATGGGCGATGCGGGCCTGTGGAACGGCATCCTGATCGTGAAGATGCCCAAGCCGATCCGCTTCTACGCTGGCGACGTGATCAACTACTGCGCCAGCTACACCAGCGAGACCGAGACCACGGTGGACAAGGTGCCGGCGGCCTTCGGCACGACCCACGCGGTCGACCGCGCCATCCTGCTGGGCGGCCAGGCGCTGGCGGAGGCCTGGGGCAAGCACCGCAAGACGGGCAACCCGTACTTCTGGTCCGAGAAGGAACTGGATCACGGGGACAAGCTGGAAGTGCTGGTGGGCGCCATCAACGGCCGCTCGAAGGTCCGCTTCCTGATCGACCACGGCGACGAGCAGCAATACACCGACTACGGCGTGATTGCGATCGACACCGCGGTGAAGCTGGCGACGCCGGGCCAGTGATGTGACACGGGGGCCGGGTAACACCGGCCCCTGACCCTACCCCCACCCAATCGAGAGAGGCCCACCATGGCAACCCTGACCCGAAAGAAAGTGCTGACCGAAGGCGGCTTCGGCGGCGCCACGCCCTACGGCAACGCCCTGACGCTGCCCTTCAGCTTCGAGACCACCGCTGCCGGCCTGATGGTCAACAGCGACGGTGCCGCGGCTGTGCAGGTGTCCGACAAGTGCCGCATCGGCGTGATTCCGGCCGGCACCAAGCTGATCGACTGCCTGGCGATCGTGTCCAACGCCTTCACCGCGACTTCGACGGCCAAGATCGGCTTCGAGTACGTCGACGGCGTGGACTCCACTGCGGTGCCGCAGGACGACGACTACTTCTTCGCCGCCCTGAACATCGCTGCGCTCGGCCGCACCCGCGCCGCGAACACCGCTGTCCGCCCGGTCGTGCTGCCCAAGGATGCGTATGTGATCCTGACCAACCAGGTTGCGGCGCAAGCCGAGGCCGGCGCGCTGGATCTGATCATCGACGCCGCCACGTCCTAAGCAGAGGACGACTCCCAAGAGGGCCCACGGCATAGCAGCTGCGGGCCCTCTTTTTCGTTCACCAACCCCCATGGAGATCCCCGTGTCCACCCCCAAGAAGATCCTGATCATCGCCACCGTTGCCCACTCGCTGAACGCCGCACTGCAGGCCGCGCTCGGGGAGAAGGTCGAGAGCTGGGGCGCCGTGCCGGAAGAGATCCGCCAGAGCACGATCGCCGGTGTCACCTACAACCTGGAGAACCCCGACGTCACCCCCGAGCAGGGCCATGAGGCCTGGCTGAAGTACCGCGCCGCGCAGGGCTGGGTCTACGGCGAGGTGAAGGACCTGGAGGCCAAGACCCACCCCAACATGGTCCCGTTCGACGAGCTGCCGATCACGCAGCGCCTGAAAGACCATCTTTTCCGCGCCACGGTGCACGCGCTGAAGGATCTGCCGCTGGAGGCGGTCGAGGCCGTGGCCGCCGCGCCCGCGCCAGCCGCCGCCGCCCTGGTCGCACCGACTCCCCGCGGCCTGGTGCCCATCACCTACGTGGGCAAGCGCGAGACCTACAAGGACGCGCTGTATTCCGGCCTCACCTTCAGCCGCGGCCAAACCCTGCCGGTGGCGGCGGCCGTGGCCAGCAAGATGCTGGCGCACCCGGACGTCTACGCGCTGGGCACCTTCACGCAGGAGCTTCCCGAGCCGTCCGAGCAGGAAGCCGCAGACGCGGATGCCAAGCAGGCCCAGGGCGAGAAGGACAAGGAAGAAGACCGGCAGCAGGACCACCGCGACGCCATCGCCAGGATGGACAGCAAGGCCGCGGTCGCCGACTTCGTCAAAGTGCACTTCAACGTCGACGTCGACAAGCGCAAGAGCCTGGACGCCTTGAAGGCAGAGGCCGTGCAGCACGTTGACCGCTTCGGGGTCGCCTGATGAACCGGGCAGCTCTGCGCGCGCAGTTCCGCCTCGATGCGGATGACGCCGCCACCCCGTACCTGTTCGCCGACACCGACGTCCACGCCTGGCTGCTCGAGGCGGTCGAGGAGGCGGCGGTGCGCGCGGACCTGCTGCCCGAGTTCGACAACGCCACCGTGTGCCAGCTGGCGGTGGTCGCTGGCACCCAGGGCTACAGCCTGCACAGCTCGATCAGCCGCGTGACGCGCGCCGACTTCTACCTGGGCGCTGACGCGGCCAGCCGCTACGAGCTGAAGATGAAGGACCGCGTCGAGCTCGATCGCGTGCGCCCGAACTGGCGCACCGAAGAGGGCGACCCGCAGGTGATCCTGATCGAGAAGGG